TCAGAACTATGGTTATAGATTTGGACAAGAAGAGGAAACATATAACATCGTTGCAGCTCATGGCTACTTCGGTAGATTAGTTTTCCAATATGCATCATTTAACAACAGCAGAAGTCTTCACTTCTTCCTAGCTGTATTCCCAGTTGTTTGTGTGTGGTTAACATCTATGGGTATTTGCACAATGGCATTTAACCTAAATGGATTTAACTTCAACCAATCAGTTGTTGATGTAAACGGTAAGATCATTCCTACATGGGCAGATGTTCTAAACAGAGCAAACCTTGGTATGGAAGTAATGCACGAGCGTAATGCTCATAATTTCCCACTCGATTTAGCTTGTGCTGAGTCTACAACTGTAGCTCTTTCAGCTCCTGCAATCGGTTAATTCAATTCTATTCGGAGAAAAACAATGACACCTGAAGCAGAAAGATTTAATGGTTGGGCAGCTATGCTCGGCTTCGTAGCAGCAGTTGGTGCTTATGCTACAACAGGACAAGTTATTCCTGGAATCTGGTAATCTTTACTACTGATTAATGTAAGCCTCTCCTAAAGAGGGGCTTTTTTTAATGATAACTATCTTTATAATTAAAAAAACTTCGTACTATGTCTCAACAAGAAATCCAAGATCTTATTGATCAATCTGTATCAATAGCAATTAACAGACATAATCGTAATGCATCTATGGTTAGTGCTGCATTAGGATTTGTTTTTATGGGAGCTTTTGCAGATGGTCTCTTCAGAGTCTTAGGATTCATACCACCATTTATGGGTATTGATGTAAATATAATTCCTGAAATTGCCAAACAGTGGCAAGTTTAATTAATCTTCTTCTTTAATTTTAAATACTAATAATTCATCATTAGGTTTAATATCTCTCATTTCTGGATGTATCTTTTGTGGTGGTTTGTCTAATTCTTTAAACATCAGATCCATAGACTTCCACATAAAAGCAAAGGAAGCTCCAAGTATTATTGCAAATAAAAAGAAGTAGATAAAAACAAATGTATCATTCATATTCATTACCTATAGATATAGACCAATCTTTATCTCCAAACTTTCCTACTTCTTTTATCTTAGGTTTTTCAGGTTCATCAAAACTTGCATGATATTTTTTAATCTCTGAATTTAAATTGTAGTGAGTTTTTATTTGTCTATACCAGCTGACAATCAAATCAATATAATATTGAATTAATTTCTTTATAAATTGTTTAATCATTTTTTAAAATATTTATTTATTATATCTATCTGATCCTGATACTTTGCAATCATATTTAACTCCTGTTCAATCGCTTCCACAATATTAGAGTGTTCTCCAATACCTACAGGGTTATTTAGATAAACTTCTACATTTGCAACATGTTTTTGAATGTCACCATGTGCATGAGCTATAAGTGCTTTGATTAATTGTTCTCTCATTGATCTAATCATTTTTCATGTTTCTTTTTGCTTTCTTACTTGCCATTCTACGTGCTCTCTTTGCTTTCTCGGTATTTTCTACAAACTGTTTTCCCTTTCTACTTTCTCTTTTCTTTTTATCATCAGTCTTCTTTCTTTCAGCTTTAGACATAGCTTTCCAAGCTGATTCAGGTAAATACCTTTCAGTGCTTTTCTTGCCAGGTTCTATTGCTTTATCAGCCATCTTTATTAGCTCCTTTCAAGACAGATAATATTGTAGTTAATCTATCTGCCTGACCTTTATGAGTCTTGGAAGCTTTATTAAGTTCACCAATAATCTTAGTGATTTTACTTTCTGTTCCTTGTTCCATTAGTCTCTGATGGGTCCTCCATGTAACCACGCATCACAGGTACGAGTAGCTGCACATTTAAATTTAAATAACTGACAGTATCCTAAGTTTGCTCTATCTAAAACATCCTGTGGATCTGCAGCCATAGTTTCATTGATACCTTTAATCATGCAATCCATGATCTTATCTGTCTGATCAAATGCTGCACAGTTACCACATCTAGCTGTCTTAACAGTTTCTATGTCACTGTTCCAGAGTTCAGCTTTCTCTTCCCAGAAGCCAGGATCTGGTGCATCAGGATTTAAAGGTCCATAACCGAACTTGTCTATAGTCCAGTTTCTATTCTTAGCATTTTCCTCTATATCAACAGTTGCAGTAGGACAAGATTCACTCACCTCTGAAACTTTCTTATTTAATATGAGAATTACTTTTGGTTTCATTCTATTATTTTAACCACCCCAGTCCCATCTCCAAGGTAACATCGACATGTCTAACAAGTTTAATAATGGTTCAAATGCTAATACTATCAATGTTAATACTAAAATTTCTATAAATGCTTGTTTCCATAATGGTTGTTTTGACTTCCATTCTTTAAATTTATTTGGTCTTCTTGCACGTTCATATGCTCCTGACTTTTCACCAATAAAATCTGTCCACCATTCATGATCAAGAACATTCTTCAACCAAATCAAAGGTGTCAATAACCATCTAATCCTTCTTCTTCTCATATTCTTTTCTAGTCATCCACTTCTCCTTGCCCCAGCGTTTCAGATCTTTTTGTTTCTTTCCTTTTCCACCTTTATATCCTCCACCTGCTTTCTTATATGCTTGTGCAACCATTTGAGCCTTTCTTGCACTCCATTGTCCAGGCTTTCCTCCTTTACTTCCTGCTGTGATACGTTTTTTGATTCGTTCACGTAATCCAGGTTTGGTGTATTTTGAATCATCTTGTGCCATTAAAATCTATTTTGTATTGGCTCTTTATTAAGAATAACAGGGGGAATTTTATCAGAATAAGATCTTGATACTTCCCTCATGTAATGTGGATTATTCATCTCAAACTTAGGTTCATTTCTACCTATATATGAAACTACAAAGTTACACTTATTAGATTCTTCTTTCTTCTGTGGTGAGAAAGGATCTGCCAGTCCAGCTGTTGTCATCGAATAGTCATTATACATATTCGAATAGTTAACAGGAAAACTAGGATAATAACCGGGTACAGAAGCTAATCTCATACTCTCCAGTATAAGAGATATAATTAAATTAAATACTATTTAAAAATGCGAAAACTAATTGATGGATTAGCAATTGCTTCTGCCTTTGATAGAATTAACGTTCGTCGTTTATTCTTGAACCTAGAGGCAAGAATTGAAATTGCTGCAAGAACTCAACTCTTTGAGTTTAACGATGAAATTACGAGAGCAAACTTCCGTAACATTGTTGAACCATTCCTTCGTGGAGTTCAATCTAAGAGAGGTATTACGGACTTCTTAGTTATTTGTGATGAAACAAATAACACACCTGACGTGATTGATGCAAATGAGTTTAAGTGTGATATCTTTATCAAACCAGCTCGTTCGATCAACTTCATCGGTCTTACATTTGTTGCGACTAGAACTGGAGTTAGCTTCCAAGAAGTCGCTGGTCGAGTTTAATGAAAGTCCATCTAAATAACAACAGGAGTTAAAAAAAGAAAATGCCAACATTCGCAGACAGAAACATCACTAATTTTAGAGATAGATTAGTTGGTGGTGGTGCAAGACCAAATCTATTTGAAGTGAATATTGAGTTACCAGATGGTGTTATTGGTCAAGCCGATTACCGAGACGATGTAAGATTCATGGTCAAAGCAGCTGAAATACCAGCTGCTAATATCGGAAATATCCCAGTTCCATTTAGAGGTCGTGTTCTCCCTGTAGCTGGAGATCGCACATTTGATCCTTGGACAGTAACTGTTATTAACGACTCTAAATTTAATATTAGAGACGCAATGGAACAGTGGAGTAATAAAATCAACGACCTTCAATTTGATGTCGGTGATATAAGTCCATCAAACTATCAAACTAAGGCTGAAGTTTTCCAACTTTCAAGAGGTGGTAAAACAAGCAGTGCTTCATCAACAGGTGGAGAAACAATCAATGTTTTAAGAACATACAACTTTGAGGGAATTTATCCATCAGTTGTGAGTTCGATTCCTCTTGATTATGGTGCAACAGATTCAATTGAAGAGTTCCAAGTAACATTCAATTACTTATTCTGGACAGTAGGTAATGGTTTACCAGCTGCACCAGCTCCAGGCACCACATAAGGTTGATATTTTTTAGGATATAAGTTATAATATAAATACCTTCAAAGGTATAAGAGTTATACTATGGCACAATTATTTGGTTTCTCGATTGATGATTCATATAAGAAACCGTCACCATCAGTAGTCTCGCCCGTCCCCAAAAATAATGAGGATGGTGCAGACTACTATTTGGCGTCTGGATTTTATGGTCAATATTTAGATGTAGAGGGCGTATTTAAAACAGAATATGATTTAATTCGTAGATATCGTGAGATGTCACTTCATCCCGAAGTTGATTCTGCGATAGAAGATATTTTGTGTGAAGCGATAGTTGCAGATCAAAATGATTCACCAATTCAAATTGACCTTGAAAATTTAAATGTAGGGCCAAATATTAAAGATCTCATTCGTTCAGAGTTTCAATACATCAAAGAGATGTTGGACTTTGATAAGAAAGCACATGAAATATTTCGTAATTGGTATGTAGATGGAAGAATATACTATCATAAAGTCATAGATTTAGAAAAACCAGAAGAAGGAATTAAAGAACTTAGATATATTGATGCACTTAAAATTAAATATGTAAGAGAACAAAAGAAAAAAGGTGGTGCAAATGCGATTCAATATACGCCAGGCAATAATCCAGGCGCTAATAATGATCCATTAAATGCAGATTTTGAAGGATTAACAGAGTATTTTATATACACTCCTCACTCATATCAGAAAAATCAATATGGTTCTGTTGCAGTTACTGGTCAACAAAAAGATGCAGTTAAATTTGCAAAGGATGCTGTTGCATATTGTACATCAGGTTTAGTAGATCGTAACAAACAAACTGTTCTTTCTTATCTACAAAAGGCAATCAAGTCACTCAATCAATTAAGAATGATTGAGGATAGTCTTGTCATCTATAGATTATCAAGAGCTCCAGAAAGAAGAATATTCTATATTGATGTTGGTAATTTACCAAAGGCAAAGGCAGAACAATATCTTCGTGAAGTTATGGCTAGATATCGTAATAAACTAACTTATGATGCAAATACTGGAGAAGTTCGTGACGATAAGAAATACATGTCAATGATGGAAGATTTTTGGCTACCAAGAAGAGAGGGTGGTCGTGGAACTGAAATATCGACATTGCCTGGCG